CTTGTCCTAAAACATTGTACTCTCTCTGGTAAACTGTTTGTTGTTTTGTTTTGGGATCAACTACAACAGCATAGTTAACACTAATACTTCCAGATCGAGGACTATTACCCCTTCTTGCACTTAATCTATGATTTGGTGATACATATACTTGATTTGCACCACTACCATCCGCAAGCGGTTTATTGAATATTGTCCCTTTTGCTGCTACGTCTGCTGGTTGTGGCATGTTAGTTAACCTTTAAAATCTTCATCGTTTGTTCCATATCCTTTATATATGAGTGCTCCACGGAGCATCTTCCTAAAGGATCGGTTATTATTCTTCCAAACGTCTGTGATATTAATAGAGCGTGATTTGCCGTCTTTAATACTAACGAAGTCTTCTATTGGTAAATTAGAAGCGGATGTCCACTCAGACCTAGCAACGTCTAGCAACAGACCTTTAATTTGACTTATATTATATTTAGATACTGAGTTGTAGGGTAATGTCAATTTGTTGCGTCGTAAATTTTCAACGACTATTCCTCTTTTAAGTGGATGAATGTAATGGAGATTGCACCCTAAAAAAGAAGATCCCTCAACCTTAATTACAAATACTAGTGGAAATGGATCAAATACTGATACATTGTCTTTTTCTGATGAATATTCAAACATAAAAAGATGTCCCTGTTTTGGGAATCTTCTAATCATATTGTCATCTGGATCATCACTGGTGCGATCTCTCATCTCATCTCTGATAAGACGTTGTGGATCTGCTGCGTATCTTTTTGATAGTCTCCTAAATGCCTTTCTGTAAAAGAATGGAGATCTACCAGGTTCTACATCAACTTCTTGTCTTAAATCTTCAAAGAGAGTGGGTTTAGACATTACTTGATTCCTAGTTCGTCTTCGGTTATAATTTTAAATTCAAGTCGTCTATCTTTACACCATTCTGTTGCTGCTCTCCACTTAGCTTTGTTCACTTCATAAGTCTTTGCTTCATTGATAAAAGATTTTGTCACTTTTTTTGACTTTCTTTGTGGTGGTTTAGTTTGTCTTTTGGGTTTTACCTCAACTACATATGTTTTTGTCGATCCGTTCTTCTCTTTGACTTTTATAAGGAAGTCTGGGAAGTATCGGTGGACTCTACCATCGAGGGGTGATAGATATGGGATGCAAAACTCTTCACTTGCCCACTCGGTAATATTCTCATTCAAATCACACCAAGCACAGAATTTTCTCTCCCAACTACTTCTACATATAATGTTATTTGGATTCCCCTTATACTTTTTGGGGAATGATGGTCTATACCTGCTCTTAATACTTTCGCCCATAAACTTGGCTACATATAATACGGGGATCCTTAAACTTATTTAGATGTCAAATCCTATCAATCCTGGCATTAAAATGGCGGACTTAAAGTCCAAAATAATGCGACCATCTTTGTCATCTGTTTATGGTGTGGTGGTTAAACAACCTAGTGGTTTTGAATTTCCTGGATTTGAAAGTGGTGGTGGACAAGAGTTACTTGAGTTGACTTGTGTGGAAGCTAGTCTTCCTGGATCCAGTCTCGGAACGATAGAAACTAATAGAGATTATCGTGGTGTTGTTGAGAGACATGCCTACTCAAAATTATATGATGAAACCATTGACTTCACCTTTATGGTGACAATGGATCCAGATAACAATCCACAAAAATCTTATCTACAGATTAAATTTTTTGAGTCCTGGATGAGATATATTGTTGGAGAAGATGTTGGTGACGATGCATTAAAGTTAAAAACATTTGAATCAACTTTAAGATATCCAGAACAATATCAAACAGAGCTTGCTATTGTTAAATTTGAGAAGGATTTGGGATTTGGAGTTGATTCAAATCAAAACATATTGGTGTATGAGTTTGTTCAAGCATTCCCCAAATCTATCAGTTCTGTTCCAGTCAGTTATGATGGATCCAATGTTTTAAAAACTACAGTATCTTTTACATATACCAGATATTTTGTCTCTCAGGTTGAAGATAAGCAAGATATAAATTATACTCCACCTACTCAATCTAATTCCGCAACCCCTGCTCTTGCTCAGCAATCTTCTATTTCAAGGAATTTGTATAGTAAATCTGGATTAGATTTAGATATTTTCAACTCTAATCCTGGTGCTTCAATATTTGGAGAGAGAGCATTCCCAATATTCCAATCTAATAGATAACCCCATAAATAAACACATGAATTGATAAGTTTATGCCATTACCTACTATATCAGCTCCAACTTATGATCTTGTTCTTCCTTCCACGGGAGAAGAGTTGCAGTATAGACCATTCTTGGTAAGAGAGGAAAAACTTCTTGTTCTTGCCTTGGAGAGCGAAGATCCAAAGCAGATTACTACAGCGATTAAGACTGTAATTAAAAACTGCATTATGACAAAAGGTGTCAAGGTAGAGAATCTTCCTACTTTTGACATTGAATATCTCTTTTTAAATATCCGTGGCAAGTCTGTCGGTGAAGAGATTGAGGTAAATGTTCTTTGTCCTGATGATGAGGAGACTTATGTCCCAGTGACTATTAATATTGATGATATTAAGGTCAAGAAGTCCGAAGGTCACGATAGGTTGATCAAGGTTGATAGCACTATTGCTATGGAGATGAAGTATCCTTCTCTTGAGCAATTTATTAAAAGTAATTTTGACTTCTCTGGTGAGAATAATGTTGAGCAATCATTCGATTTGATTGCAACTTGCATCAGTCAAATCCTCACTGAAGAAGAAACTTGGGATCTTGATTCTGTACCTAAAAAAGAAGTGATTGCCTTCTTGGATCAGATGAACTCTAGTCAATTTAAATTGATTGAGAAGTTCTTTGAGACCATGCCTAAATTGTCTCATGAGATTGAAGTTACCAATCCAAATACCAACGTAACAAGCACTGTTGTATTAGAAGGTCTGTCGAGTTTTTTCGCATAGCCCTCTCCCATATGGATTTGGAGAACTACTATAAGTTAAACTTCGCCTTGCTCCAGTACCATAAATACTCATTAACTGAGGTAGAGAATCTAATTCCATGGGAGCGGGAAGTTTATGTTGCATTGTTGAAGGCTCATTTGGAAGAGGAGAAACTCAAAGCGCAACAAGCAAATAATAGTAACTAATGGCGAGAACACCAGCATTTATTCGCGAATTTATACCATACTCCACCATTAAGCAAAATGAGCTTAAGTGGAGTACTTATGCTGGTAGCCGTATTTCTTATAACAGAAATCTTCTTGCTCGTGAGTTTGGTGTAGATCCTGATAGAGTATATTCAATATTTGCAAGGAATTTTAAGAAGCATACAAAGGACTTCCCTTTAGCAGCAGTAGATACAGGAACAGAAAAGAATAAGAGAGATTATGAGAAGCAGGAGCAGTATGTTCTGTTCTTGTGGAATTATTATGTTGTAGATAAACCAAAAAAACCAAGTCTACCTAAGAAACCAAAGGAAACAACGGTACAAGTACCGAGTGTAGAGGATTCTTATGATGAGCAAGAAATAGATCCAGATAATCCTTATGCTGGTGATGTTGACGACCCTCCAATGATTGCGGAGATGCGTCGTATCAAACCACCAAGAGGTGGGGCACTAGCAAAAACAAAAGCACCAGTATCAAAAACGTATTCAAAAGATGGACCATCAAGAAATGATCTTCTTGGTGATGATACCATCGATCCGAGAATAGCAGAACTTCTTGGATTAGAAGATGGGTTTGACTTTACTTATGATGAATATCTTACTATACTAAAAGAGTGGCAAATGGCCTCTCGAATGACAGACAGTAAGGTATCTACTGAAGATTCCATGCTGATTGATGCTGAGAGAAAGAGAGTAAGGGGTAAAACTGGTAAGTTTAGAGTAAATGTAAAATCAGTCAATAAACCAACAACAAAACCTGCGACAAGACCAACTAAAGGTATGCTTGGTGGTGCTCCAGAGCAACCACAACTTCTTCTTGCCCCTGGTGAAGATGATAAGAAGAAGAGGAAGCGTAAAGCATCTCTTGAAGAGAATGTTGCTGCGATAAGAAAGTCTGTTGATAAGATCTTCAAAGCACTCAATGGTCAGTTTGAGGCAATAAAGAAGCAAGCAGAACTTGATAGACTTAATAAGCAAAGAGAGCGTAGAAAGAAGAGAGAGAATGCTCTAGAGGGTGCTGGAAAGTTTGTAATGAAACAGGCAAGGAAACTTGCTGCTCCTACGTTTGATTTGTTAGATAGGTTATTCAAGTTCATTGGAACAGTTATTCTTGGTAGAGTCCTATTCAAGATAGTTGAATGGATGGCAGATAAGGAGAATCAAGATAAAATAAAAGCATTAGGACAATTCTTAAAAGATTGGTGGCCAGTATTACTGTCGGCATTTGTTCTGTTCGCAACTCCCTTGGGTGGATTGATTAGAACTGTGCTTGCAGGTGTGGTAAAACTGTCTATGTTTATGGCAAAGAAGGCGATCCCTGGTCTTCTTAAATTTGCTAAAGCACATCCTCTTGCAGCAGCTGCTGTTGGTGTCGGTGCTCTTGGACTCACTGCAGTTGCTGCTAATCAGGATGGAACTGCGGTCGTAAAAGATCCAGAGAAACCCGATAAGTCTCAGATGGATGAGATTAATGAATTTGGTGGGATGACTGGTGCTCCTATTAGTGGAGACATGTTGGGATTCAAGGGAGGTGGTCAAGTTCCAAGATATGCTAAAGGTGGTAATGTTCAGCGTAATAAGAGAACCATGCCATCTGGTGGTAAGGTATCACAATCCACTGGCAAGAGAGTCAAGGGTGCAGGAAAAGACACTCAGATGATTGTTGCTCAACCTGGTGAGATTGTAATGTCTAAACCAGCAGTTGATAAGGTCGGAGCACCATTCCTTCTTAATCTTAACAAGATGGGTGGAGGAACTAATCAACCACAATTCACTAAATTTGGTGATCTTCAATTTGCTCAAGGTGGTGGTGTAGTTGGTGCTAAGGACATTGATATGGAAAAAGTGATGCAAACCTTGAGGGATGCATATATTACTCCTGACGATTTAGGACCTGCAGGAATCGATAATCCAAGAATTCAAAACGTAGCAAATTATCTTTATGGAATAGAGAAACTAAATTCCGAAGGACTGGATGAATTCCAAGTCATGGATCTTCAAGCTGCAAAGAAATCCTATCCTAAGATGGATAGAAACAGAAGAAGGAAGAATCCTTTTGCATCTAAAGGTGAAACTCAAGATAAGAAGGAGAAGAAACCAAAGGCAAAACCCAGACCCATGGGTCGTTCTGCAGCGAAGAAGAGAATGGAGGCGAAGAAGAAGGAGGAAGAGGGTGGAATGGAAGCACCTTCCGCTAAGAATAAGGTTGCGCCAGCAGCGGCAGCAGCAGTCATCACAGGTGCCATGCCACAGACTGCACAAACGGCACCAGCAGCAACCGCTAAACCTGCTCCTGCAATGTTGGGTAAGGGTAATTTACCTCCTGTGCCAGAACCACCACAACCTAAGGTGAATGTGATGACAGCAAAAACAGGTTCTCCTCCTCCTAGCGGTGGATCTGGTGGTGGATCTGGTGGTTATAGAGATGTACCCACAAGTTTTGATGCATTTTATCAGACTGATTTGAGAATGCAGATGCTTGCTATCTACGGAATCACTGAGGTAGAATAAAATGGCAGTTAATACCAATAGATTTTTACCTTCAAGTCGCGGTGGAGCACTTGCAACAACAAGACCAACAGCAACTCTTGTTCCTTACAAGAAACCTGCTGGAGGGGCACTTGTAAAACAACCTACTCCAGATGATGAGGGAGACACAAAACCATCACTGGAAGAAGACGTTGCTGCCATTAGAGCAACAACAAAGAAGATTGAGAAGATTATTGGTAAAACCTTAAAACTCAATAAGGACACGATGAGGTTCGAGGCGAGAACGAACCAGAAGGATGCTCGTGCGGAGAGTGAGAAGAAGAGAGAGAAGAAAAAATTTGGTATAAAAATGCCCAAAGGACTGAAGATCCCTAAAATGGGGTTTTTAGATACTGTTAAAAACTTTTTGGGAACTATAATTATAGGTAGATTATTGGTGCTCCTTGTCGATCTTGCACCTAAAATTGCAGAGTTTATTAAATTTATTTCTCCTGTTGCTACCTTCATAGGTGATGTTGTCAGTGGACTTGCTGATAAATTGGTGACAGCAATTACATTTGGATATAAAGTAAAAGAAAAGGTAGAAGAAGTAACTAAAAATTTATTTGGTGACGAAGGACTTGAGAAGTTTAAACAATTCCAAGGTCATTTTACCAAATTCATGAATCTGGCATTGATTGCCGTCATGATTGGAGCAACTACCGCTAATGATGCTGGACTTGGTAAATCAAAATTAGGTGGAAAACCAGGACGTGATTTAAAAGGTAGAAGAACCAGTACATCTGCTCAGCAGAGATACCGTCGTAGATTTGGTGATAGAAGGTTTGCTGATAGATTTGGCAGAAAAAATTTAAACAGACTTACTAAGAATGTTGCTCAAAAGTCAACTGCTAAGATAGCTAGGAACGCTGCTACTGGTCTTGGTGCTAAGTTCGCTAAAACAGGCGTAGGAAAGATCGCTGGCAAGATTCCAATTGTTGGTCCGCTGATTGACTTTGGTGTAAGAGCATTTATCCTTCAAGAACCCTTAGGTAAAGCAGCAGCAGGTGCTGTTGGTGCTGGTGTTGGACAAGCATTAGGAACATTCCTTGGTGGTGCTATCGGTGGTATTGTTGGATCTGTTGTTCCTTTTGTTGGTAATTTACTTCTTGGTGGTGCTGGATCAACTATTGGTGGATTAATTGGTGGTGTTATTGGTGATCAGATTGGTGTCAGTCTGTATAATGTTATTGCTGGCAAAGAAGATGCTGGTGCTGTTGAGGAGGCTGGTCTTGAGGCGAAGGAGAAGGGTGGTGAAGTTGGCGTAGATTATGAAGAAGAACGCAAAAAGAAGGCAATGAATGCCCGAATAAAAAGAGTAATGCCAACATCTGATAACCACATGAAGGTTGGTAAACAAGCTGCAAGTAAGTCATCGGGTAAAAGGGGAAGTATTTTTAATAGAATGTTCTCTTTTATGGGTAATGTTGCTGAGAACGTTAGTCCATTTAAAAAGATTCAAGATGGTATTAAGAAATTAAGAGCATCTAATTCAAGTATAATAAGTAAGATCATGGCACTTGGTGCTGATCTTATTGCAGGTAAAAAACCAGATTCAAAAGCACTTAAAGACATAATTGGGTCTTTAGTATCTTTCTTTGATGCTGCCATTCCTGCTCCAGTAAACTTACTTAGAACTATTCTGCAAAAGTTAGTTGGTGGTGGTTATATTCTTGAGACACCATCACAACAACGAAGTAGAGTTAGAGATTTGACCAGAGTCATTGAGACTCAATTTTTACAAGAGGTCACTAAAGATACCACACAGGCGTTAAATGTAATTAGAGGAATTGAAGGTAAAAAAGCAGGACAACCTTCAAGTAACAATAACAATAGTGGTAATGTTGCTACCAGAACTACTGGTGGTTCTAGTTCAATGATTCCTGGAGCTAGACTGCCTTCTGCTGGTAGAACATTGGGTGGATCTGATAAGTTGGTTGGTCTTACAGGTCAATCTGGATCCGTTAAGTATGATGGTCAGGCAGGTGCCAGACTTGATATATCATACAGTCCTTTTGCTCAGTCAGATATTCAAGATCAGGCATCCAGAG